GCGGGCGTGCTCAGGCAGTTCGTCCCACTCCAGCATGTAGGTCACATCAGCCTTGAAGGGCTGGGTGAACTGGTAGGTATTGGCGCGGCGGTCGTAGAGCTTGGCGCCGCGCTGCACCACATCCAGCGATGGGTAGTTATACGGATCGACGACAACACGGCTGACATTGGGACCCACGGCCACTTCCTTGGTGGCGGCGTCTGGGGTCATGTCCCGCTCGTAGTCAGTGTTGAAGGACCAGCCGTCGCTTTGCACTTTGCGGCTGATGTCTTTGAGCATTTCTTCGGCCTGCTGAGCGAGGCCGTATTGCCCAGCAAGACTGTTGACGGGCGCCTCGCCCATCATCTGGAGGACGCGGTTGATCGCTTCCAGGTAGGTGGTGCGAGCTAAGGCCATCGGTCAACTCGATAAAGGGGAAGGGGCCCCGAAGGGCCCCCAGGTGAGTGATCAGCTCACATCGGTGTAGATCTCGATTGCGCAGTCGGGACGCAGCACCGATGTACCCAGCGCCATGGAAGCAACCATGAAGGTGCCTTGCCACAGGGCGTGGACGTCGGAGCCGGTCATTTCGGTGCGCAGATCCATCAGCTTCACCGTACCGACAGACATCGGATTCCAGACCAGAGCGACGGACTTGGTGAAGTCAGCGCTGTAGTCGTTGTTCTCACCAGAAGCCGCAGAGCGGTTGGTGGTGGGAAGGTGGTTCGACTTGATGATCTGGATGCCAGCGACACGCAGGACGGTGCCGTCGGCGTAAGCGCCTTGGCCGCCCCAGTCGCGGTTGATCACATCAGTGGTCTGCACCAGCTTGTAGTACTCAGCCGGAGCCAGGCAGCAGTAACGATCACCCTCGGGGAGGTTGTTCTCGTCCATCTTCTGCGCTGCAGAGAAGAGCGCAGTAGCCAGCTGAGCGCCAGTGATCGCGGACTTGGAAGCAGCCACGATCTTGATGCGAGTACCGCCGGGCAGGTCGGTGTTGAAGTGGGTCGCAGTACGAGCCGCCTTAGCGATCTGAGCAGCGACGTTCTGGTCGAACTTGTAGGCCAGAGCGTTGCCCATCTCAGTGGTGTACTGAGAGCGGACGTCGTAGTGATTCTTGGCTTCGTCGATGTCAGCCAGGAAAGCCTGAGACACCAGCTTGTCGTCGATCTTGATGACGGCTTCAGCGTGCTTCACCTGGGTCCCGGTCAGCATGGTGCCGGGGGTGTGATAAGCAGCGCTATTGAGGCCGATGATCGGGAAGCTGGCGCTCTTGCCGGAGGAGATGGTGCGAACCTTGTGCAGGCTCTCGAACACCGTCGCCTTACGGAAAGCGGTCAGGACCTCGCCGCCGTAGACCTGGAGGAACAGGGCGTTATCGCCTGCCCAGGAACCACCGCCGGCGTTATTGACTAAGCCAAGACGTGAAGCGTCAAAATTAGGGGCAGCCATTGCTGTACTCCTAGAAGAATTGGGTTGTTACCCGACTCCTTCTCCCTTTCACTCTGGGTGTCCTCCGCAGAGGGCCGTCGCTTCCGTGAGCGGGTCTAGGTACTGGAAGTGTAAGCACACAACAAGGCAACAAAAAGAGCCCCGTTGCCGGGGCTCAAGGTCTTCCTCTCATCTCCTCGATCAAAAGATAGAAGAGCGGGACAGTTTGTCCTCAATCTTCCGTCTATATGCAGGATCTGTCGCATAGCGGGGATCCTTCATGGCTTCGACCAGCTGAGCGGTGGACTCAAACTTGTCGCTGCTGGCCCTGGGAGCCTTGCCGCCAATCAGCTTGGGTTCGACGCCAGCTTTGGCGGTGTACTTGGCGTACAGGCCAGAGACTGCCATCCGTACAGCAGACATGGTGCTGCTGCCGGTGACGATCTCGTTGAAGCCTTTGATCTCCTCATCGCTGAGGTTGTCAGCAGCCCACTGCAGCATGTCGCTGTAGCCCTTTTCGCCGCCGTACTCCTGCTTGAGATCAGAGATCTCCTTGACCGTCAGGGCAGTGTCCTGAACAGCCTTGTATTGCAGGCCAGAGAGGTAGGCATCGACCATGTCCCTGGTGAAACCAGCCTCTTCAAGCTGGTCGTAGTCGTCATCTGCCAGCTGGCCGGTCTCTTGCCAGCGGGTATTCATGGCGCCGAAGTCGATTTCGGCTTCTTCAAGGCGTGAACCGATGAAGTCGCCGTAGATCTCCTTGGCACTAGCGGACTCAGGTTTCTCCTCCTCGGAGTCATCGGCTTCCTCAGCCTCTCCCTGGTCCTCATCCGCCGTACCGCGTTGGCTCAGCTTGCGCTGCGCCTCCTGGTAGGCCTTCTCAAGTTCCTCGACGGACTTGTACTTGCCAGCAAGCAGCTGCTGGTCGTCGGTTTCACTGGTATTGCCCTGATTGTTCAGGGCATCCAGCATCTGTTCATTTTCAGGCGACAGAGCGGGAGTCTCTGTGCCAGCAAAAGTGACTGGTTCTGGCATGTGGTGAGTTACTGGATGGTGATAGAGCCGTCATCGTCGATGACGACAACAGGTGCAGGACCCGGCTCTACTACTGGCTTGGGTTCAACCTTGCCGATGATGATTTCTTCAGTGGGGCCGTACTGAGGGACGTCAGCCGGTGGGCCCTGCAGGGAGACCGGGTTCTGACTGGGCTTCTGGGAGGGCGTTGGGGACGGCTCCTGGGGCGCTGGGGTCGCTTCCTTCTGGGTACTGCGGGCCATAAGGGGCTCCTGGTTGGGTGTAGTTAGCGGCCACCTGTCCCAAAGCAGGGGACTTGAGGCCGGTCATGATCAATTCACGCTGCAGATCCTGCTGACGCATGTTCTGCGCGTCTTGATTTTCCTGGTCAAGTTGATCAGGAGTCTTCACCAAGTTAGTGGTGTCAATAGATTCAGCTGCTGCCAGCCTGCGGAGAGCCTCATCCAGGTTCAAGTAGCGCTGTGCGATCTCGGGGCCCAGCGTTTGGGTGGCGGTGGTGATGAATTGGACCAGCTTGTTGCGGTCATCACCGCGGCCAATGGCCTCAAGACCGGTGACAGGCTTGGGATTTACCAGTGGCTGGCCGTTTTGCCCCTTAGGGAATGGTGAGAGTTTGCGTTGACGGCGGAGAATATGCATCAGGCGCCGCACCAAAGGCAGCTGTAGCTCCTGGGTGAGGATGGAGTACAGGCCCCCGATGCCGGCTTCCAGCTCCTGTGACATGTAGCGGATCTCTTCCGCGGTCACTCGTTCCCCAGGGCGCTGGATGGCGGTGTTGAGCAGGAAGGCGAACTGCAGTCGACCTTCGATGCGGTCGATGGTGTTCTGCGCAATGCTCAGATCCTGGCTCTTCTGGCTCTGGATGACGGAGACATCAGCCGCATTGCCTTGAACGATGGCGCCATTGGGGGCATTGGCCAGGGTGCGGGGCCTGGTAGTGCCATTGGGGTTGACCAGGAACAGGATCTTGGCCGCGGCAGCAGCGCCTTCCAGCACTGACTGATACAGCGACTCCAGAGCAAGCAGATCGCCGTAGTACTCCTCGATGTAGGAGCGGCCATACTCCTCACCGTCTACGCGGTTAAAGCGCAGCGGGATGAAGGGTGAGGCGTCCTGGTCGCACATGCCGTGGGAGCCAGGGATCTCCTTGTTGCGGGCTTCCTGCCACCAATGGCATTTGCCCTGTTCAAACTCAACGCGGGTGTAGATCTTGACGGTCTTGGCTGCACTGCGACCGGTGTTGTACTCAGCAGCATCTTCCTCTTCGTCCAGCTCCGCGTAGAGGCCAGGCGGCAGAGCGTCGGGGTAGACCTCTTCCTCAATGATGATTTCGGTCAGGTTCCCCATGGGATCCCGACAAGCGACGAACTGGTTGAAGTGGATGACGCGCAGGCCTTCCTCACCGATGTAGAGGAGGACATTGCCGCCAACCAGCAGGTGCTTGAAGGCTTCGTGCATGGCGGCACGACCACCTGCGGTTTCAAAGACGGACATGACTGCCCGTTCCACTTGAACGAGGGCAGTGTCCAGTTCTGTTTTGATTTCAGGCCCAGCCTCTGCAACACGCAGTGCGAGGTCGTCGATTTCCAGCTTGAAGAAGCTGGAGTTAGGCGGGAACAAGCTGATCAGCAGCTTGCTGGCCAGGTAATTGACGCCTCTGGCGCCAAGGGATTGATAGGGAGTCTTGAGGCGACCGCGATCAGTGCCGCCAGCGTCAGGGATCAGGCCAGGAATGGTGACCTTGCTGCAATCCCGAGCGCGATCCAGGAAGGAATCACGGTTCCCAACCAGCTGTTGGTAGCGGGCAGCAGCCGTTCCAACTTCTTCTTCGTTGTAGGGCTGGCGTTGACGGTCAACGCTGCCGGTCAGGTTGAGGTCCACTGGATTAAGCGGCAGGAATGCTCAGACCACCGGTGCCACCTGCGACATCAGTGCGCAGCTTGCGGCGACCCATGCCAATACGCATTGGAATGCCGAGATCGGAGCCGGTTTCAATGGCAGGGGCAGCTGAAATCGCCACCTTTTCAGGGGCAGGCGGGGGAGGAGCTGTGGCAATAGCCCTTTGCTCAGCAGCGGCCTGGCGTTGCAGGGCCATCTGCTGTTCAAACTGCTGACGCTGCTGCTCTTCTTGCTGCCGCGCCATTTGCTCTTGACGCCGTCTGGCGTCTTCGGCCTGCTGAGCGGCCTGCCGTTGCCCACCACCACCACACATGGGTCAAATCTCCTCTTGCTGCTCAAGATAAACGGAGCGGAGTAAGCGCACCACTTGCCTTTGGCCGACGTACATCCAGATCTCACGGTCAGAGTCATCAACCCCAGGGCACTTTTCCGGGATCAAATCGTCCAATTTTTTGATCAGGGCTTCGTCAAGAGGTGGCCATAGGTCTTCATCAGGGATGGACATGGCTATTTCTTCTTGGCGGTCTTGGCTGATTCCTTAAAAGCCTTGGCAGTAGGGGCGCCTTTCTCGCCAGGGGAGCGCATGCGTTCACCGGAGCCGGCCTTGATGCGTTCCCGCTTGCGGTGGATGTTGATGTAGAGGCCGTCGCGTGGGCTAGGCATAGCGAACCCTCAGTAATCCCAGCGTACCCGTGGTCGACCAGGGCGCATGCCGATGTGGATGAAGCCCTTGGGTGCGCCATAGCCCAGGGAATAGGGCCAGTGGTCATCAGCCCAGTTCTGCAGTTCCTTGACGGACATGCCGTCTAGGTAGAAGTCAATGGCACCGGTATCGGGAGCGTCGTAGAGGTGCTCAGAGCGTGATGCGCCACCGACCTGTGCATTGATCTTGGGTGGGCGGTAGGCGGATGTGATGATGGCTGGCTTGCCGAAGTGATCACGGGCCTTTTGGACGAACTGGCAAAGGACCAAGGCCGTGTTGCATTGGTGTTGAGCGGCGAAACGCCGCGCCTCCGACTGCAAAGCCAGCTCGCCGTAGGTGATGTTGGGGGTGAGCTTGAGGGAGAAGGGGGATTGTGGTTGGAGATTGGGGGTCTTGAGGGGCGGATCAGCGCGATACAGCTCCGCGAAGTCCT